AGGAAACTTATATTTTACATTATCTCTTGTATACTTTCCTCCTCTTATTTTTTCCCAGTTTTCTTTGTTATGTATAATTAAACATTCTGCGATATTATTCTCTGCTTCTAAACAGTCATAGTTGTTTTTTATATCTTCATCTTCATTGTAGTCGTTAAAATTACTTAACAACCATTTATTATATCCATCCTGGTTATGAACTGAAAATATATTATTTTTAGTATCACAAACATTATATACATAATTGAAAAACTTACAAATTGTCTCAACTTTGTATATTGCTACAACCTGTTCTGGTGTATGTAAATATGTATTCAAACCTCCGCGTCCACCTTGGTGTTCCCAAAATCTTCTGTACAACCTAGAAGTTTGACCTACATAATAATAGTCGTCTTCACATCTAATAATATAAACCCAAAGCATTAAATAATATGAATATGTCTGATTTATTTATATTATTTTATTCCTTTTTTTTATATTTCTCACTTCTCTAAAATATCCATATACTTGAATATCGACTTACTAGATAAACTCTTGTGTGTTTTTGCAGTACATTTGGAAAACTCGGTAATCTTATCCAATACATCTGTCTCTGTCTTCCAACCATCAAAACACAACAAAGCAATATTTTCCGTCAACTCATCCACCTCATTCTTTCTATTCTCCTCCAAAATATACGCCCCAACCATACCAACTAATTTCTTCAATAAATCAACCACTCTTTCCTTACCAATCATACCATTCTTCATCAAATTAACGAAAAAACTACACAACGACCTCTTCTTTTGATTCTCCTTGTTTATCTTACAGAACTTGTCGTAATCCACACTAGATTCAACATACTCTATCTTCTCAAACATCTCTAAAAACGAATTGAAACTAGACTGGAATACATCATTCATTAAATCACCATACTTATCTATCAAGTCAGAATACAAGTCCGCATACATCTTAGAATAAAAAATATTCGTAGACGCAATATCAAAGATAGTAGTACCTATTTTCTTCATATCTTCTTGCGTAGCACCTTCCTCTACTATCTTATCAATAAAAGTAGTAATCTTATTGCGCATATCAATATAGTTTTTATCGGTGATTTTGTTGAGGATAGAACGGATTTGGTCTATATCCGCATCAATACCAGTCTTTTGTTCCAGTTTAGTGGCTTGAAAAGTGCTTCGGAATGCTCCCCAAGAACCTGGTTGTTGTTGTTGCCCTTTTGCTCCTAAGCTACTACCTGCGTTAATATGATGCCCATGACCTCCTCTTTCTGCTCTTTCCTTGTTTTTCGACATATTGAATTGGGTAGGTTTATTCACATAGTTCTCATTCTTTTTAAATACTGGTGTCTTGATATAAAAAGGAGAGCCTACCTCCTTTGCAATCTCATTGATTATTGCTAATGTATCATCTGGAAGTTTATATTCAAAACCGTTCATTTTAATATTCATAAAGTCATCTAATGTATAATATGTTTTACATACGGCGTTTGTTGCTGTTGCTGGTAATGTCATCATTCTGTTATAAATTAAAGCAATAAAATTAATGATATAATAAATACACATATCAGTTTATATTGTTTTATGTATTGATATTAATATTAATATGAATATGAATATATCTTTATAAAATTGAGAGTTATTATTGGCCTATCTATGATGGATATCAAAACTAGAAAAAATATTTAAAGTTATATTGAATATCTTAATAAATATCTTAATAAATAGAATAATGACAACACTCGTCCATATTGGCGATGAACTTGCTGTACATATTATGAGTTTTATCGTGGAACCGAAAAAGAAACTGACAGATGAGTGGGAAAAGAATGAAGAACTGAAAAAATGTTTTCAAACCTTTCCTTATGAGTTTTGGAATAATATATTCTACTATTGTGGCGATATTTCATTCATAGAAGATATGAGACAACCATATAATAGAGGTATTAATAATGTATACAAAAATAAAGAAGCAGTGAAGATAATAAAAGATACACAAGAAAACATAAAAAAAAAGAGAGAAATGCTAGACAACGAACCAAAAATGGAGATGTTTGAAGAACAGCAAATATTGAATAAAAAGTTGTATGATAGAAGGACCTTTTATATAATGTTGTCTATGAATGAGTCAAAAGAAGCAGCTGAAATTATCAAAGAAGAAATGAAAAGATATATCGATAAGAATGACAAAGAAGAGTTGAAAGATTTCATATCAGAAATATATTTGTGTAGTTTACTTGAAAACAACCATATAGACGAGGAGATGTTACAGATATTTATAGAGAATGTCGATGACCTTGATTATGTTATTCTTTCAAGTAACCATTCGCCCGCTGTGGTGAAGTATTTATTACAAAATCCAGAAAAAATAAACTTACATTGGTTCTCCTATAATGAGTCGCCAGAAGCAGTCGAGTATTTATTAAGACCAGAAAATATAGACCATATATTTTGGTACCACTTTTCACAAAACTATTATGCAACAGACTACTTGATTGAGAATCCAGATAAAATTATCATTTCTGGATTTCTCTTGAATACAAACCCAAGAGCGATTGATTTTATTCGAAGAACCCCTGAAATGTTTGGACTACCGTATAGTGAAAATGTGTTTAAACTTCTGTATAATGAATCACAAGAAGCGTATGACCTGTTTGAAGATTTGGTTTTTAAACGGTGTGAGTCACCGAGTATGATTTCTCATAAACAGATACTGAAAAATAAAAAAAGTGACCAGAGTAAGGCTCTCAATAGAAACGACTATGCTTGGAAGTTTTTAAAGGAAAATCCGTCTTATATTTCCGTGAAGTATTTGTCTTATAACAAAAATATAACGAATATTCTTTATGAACCGGATGAGGTAGAAACTTGTAAATATATCAAAGAGTATTTATTTAAAAAAAACTAGTAAGTTGTCTAGTAGTTTTAAAACAAACATAACATAGGTTTATTTTTTTATGGGTCAATCTGTATTCAATATATTTATTAAAAAACAAATTAAAAACATAAACAATATAAAGGTTTTATAAGTGGTTATTCATAAACACAGATATGGATACAACAAAATTAGATATTAATATGGATGAACAAAAAGACCAAACAGTAGAACAGGAAAAAGAAAAAGATACTATAAACCAAATTGATACATGGGACGAATTGGATATTGACCCAAATATTTTGCGTGGTATTTATGCGTATGGATATGAAAGACCAAGTCCTATTCAAAGAAAGGCGATTTTACCAATGTTGAAAAAGCGCGACTTGATTGCACAAGCACAGTCTGGAACAGGAAAAACCGCGACTTTTGCTATTGGAGCATTGGCTAGAGTTGACTTGAAAGAAAATAAAAACCAAGTACTCATTTTATCTCCTACACGCGAACTCACCACACAAACTGCGAATGTTGTGAAAAATCTTGGGTCTCTTATGGATGGACTACGAGTGGAAACTCTTTTTGGTGGAGGTAATCAAGCGGCAGCAGCAAGTACTAACTTGACAGTAGATAGTTGGCGTAAGAATGAAATTGAAACCAAGGATACAAAAGAGAAACGAAAAGAAAGAGTTTACTCACACATTCTATGTGGTTGTCCTGGAAAAGTATATGATATGATGCGAACAAATAGAATTACTACGAGAAGTATTCGTCTTATCATTTTGGACGAGGCAGATGAGGTGCTTTCTTCTGGGTTCAAAGAACAAGTATATAATATCTTCCAGCATCTAAGCAACGATGTCAATATCGCTCTTTTTAGTGCTACTCTTCCAAACTATGTCTTTACTATTACCAATAAAATTATGCGTAATCCAGTACAAATCTGTGTGAAAGCGGAGCAACTAACTTTGGAAGGAATCGCACAGTATTTTGTGGCTGTTGATAATGATATGCAAAAGTTCGAAGTTCTAAAAGATATTTACTCCTATATTTCTTTATCCCAGTGTATGATTTACTGTAATAGTGTGAGACGAGTGAATGATTTATATAATGCGATGTTAGAAGAAGGGTTTCCTGTTTGTTGTATTCATAGTAATATGGATAAGAAAACGAGAGACGAGTCTTTTGCGGATTTCAGAACAGGAAAGTATCGTGTGATGATTTCTTCGAATGTAACATCCAGAGGTATTGATATCCAACAAGTAAGTACAGTTATTAACTATGATATTCCAAAATGCGTCCACAACTATTTACACCGAATTGGTAGAAGTGGAAGATGGGGGAGAAAAGGAGTTGGTATTAACTTTGTGACAAGATATGACTGTCATAAAATGAAAGAGATTGAACAACACTACGCTTGTCAAATAAACGAGATGCCTGCTAATTTGAGCGTTTTGAATAACTGAAAACTATTTGAAAAACTATTAAAAAATATATAACTTTATTTAAACTATATATTTTTCTCTATACTTCCTCTATACATCCTTTTTCTCTTCCTCCTCACTTGCTTTTGCGTTCATAACTTGAATAGTGTTTGATACATAACCGTCTATTTGTTTCATAAACTCCTCTAAACACCTGATATTCTTTGCAGTAGTATCATCGTCCTGAGACTTTTGTATGAATGAAAAAGTATTCAACATATAATTCACTCTATCTATCGTCCATATCTCCTCCAACTTTTTCAATAAAACTTCTTGGTATACATCCGTATTAGAATCCCTGATAAAAAACTCTTTATTATAGTTCTTACCCAAGTGACTCAATATGATATTAATATAAAAATACAAAGTATGTGTCAGGATATTTTCCTTTTCATATGTTTTCACAAGCATATATAAACCCTCTACTGCGCTTTTGAATAGAGATACCATTGGGTCACAAGTCTCTTCTGGTTCAAGCACTTTATCTTTGTTATCCGAACCAAAATCACTATTCATAATCATACTTGTGTTTGATGTAATCTTTACTTTATCACTCAAATACTTACTACATGCTATCTCAATAGGATTGAATAAAAAGTGTAAATCATACTTATTTTTTTTGAATACAAACCTGACAAAAGACTGAAAAAACCCTGGTTCGTTAATATAGATAATGTTTCCATCAATAGATAGTTTTGAACCAGTTGGTTTTTTGGATAAAATAGCTAACTTGATAATAACAGATAGAGGGTCTAATACATAAGGCGGGATTTCCATATTTCTTTTTAGAATATCCACTTGGTCTACAGATGGTTTTGTTGTCTCTTTTCTTTCTTTGATATCAGGGGTGTTACTAACACTTGAAACATTTGTATTATTCTCAGTCAAACAGACCGACTCTAATAAAGAAGAGTTGTGTGCAAGATGTTCCTGCTTATCTTCTTTTTGAACTTGTATGTTTGGGTTTGTATCATTGGATATATTTGGTTTTGTATCACAAGTAATAGATGTTGAAATATAACTATGATGATAACTATATGGTGTTGATGTTGTCGCTATCTTATTCAACTCTGCTGTTATATCAAGCTCTTTATCGAAACCTCTATCCATAACTACTGGACTTGTTGGTGTCGTTAAATGTCCACTTTCCTTTGTAACTTCGTCTTCGACTTTATTCATTTTTTTCGCCTTTGATTTTTTTGTTTGGTACAACCCTGTAAAAGATGTATCTAGATTCATAGTTATTCTATTTGCTATTATATTATATTAGCTTTTATATTGTTTAACCAAAGTAAATTAATACTAATGAC